CAAGGTAGTTCAACGGACTACTATCACGGACAAACTTGACGCTACAGGCAATGTTCTTCCTGATACTGCTTTAGACTTTGAAGTTACTTCAACGGCTACAAGGCGTTTAGGTTTAACCCAGTCACTTCAGCATGCCTATGGCATTCCACAACCAGTAGCAACACACCCTGGTGCTGCTGGGCTGTTTCCAAATGAATGGAATACTAAAACTGAATCCCCTAAATCGTTCGATGTCGATCCTCCACCAATGGAGGAGTTCACATATGAAAACATCGCTCGTAACCCAAAAGGTTGGAGACGTATCCCACGGACTAAAAACTTTTCTATCCATGTTGACCACAGTCCAATCTGGAGCAAGACCACAAAAAGTAACATTTTTGAGGACCCTATTATTTTATTTGTTTACAAAGAAACACCCCCAAGTTGGTTACAAACCACGTTACATACAACTGGCACGCAAAGCAACCCAGCATATGGGACGCCCGCTTTACCTTCAACCACACTTGATTTACACACTGTAAATGAACACGGGACATATATTGTGCCCGCTCAAATCTTTGACCTCAAAGTTCTACACTGTTACGGTTTCAAAAACCGCATAGAGGATATGGTCGATATACCGATCACTTATCCCGTCCAAGCCCTAACAGTTCCTAATTAAAATAACACTTAAATTTAGACTTCACCACATGTTTCATTGAAGGTCTCGGAGAACCTCCGTGCTGTATTGCATCGAGTAGTTCTGGTGTTACTTTATATTCAAGCGTAGCGTCTGGAATCCTCGTATTTATTTCAATTGGGCTTTCTAAAATTTGCGATGGAGGGGTGGACCACCCATTTATGGGTGGGGGGTTCCCTGTATTAGAAATGTTTGGACAGTTTAATAGAGGCACGTCCTGCGAAGACATGTCTTCATGTATTAATTTGTTATCTACAATTTCATATACTTCCCAGCGATCTAAACTGATCGCCTTATATTTTGGCTCATCGTTAGCAAAAATAATTACTGTTGGCGAGTTCATAATCGTCATACACGTTTCATATTTTGTACAACAAAATAGTCCATTTTTTATTTCTTCCATACCGTCATAACTGATACGATTTAGTTTTGATCTCGGTATATCAAAAATGATTAAGTCTGTAGAGTCTCCTCTAATCAGTCTTTGGGTGAGCATATATTTCATATCTGCCGCCTTACCCCCACAAATGACCGCTTGTTCGTGTATGGCTAACCATTTACAAAATGTTGACTTCCCGACACCTCCTGTTTTTTCATACACCCAATGTATGATGCGGTCGTCATCGCAATTTTGTATTATATTCAAAAGTGATATTTGCCAATCATAAAATTCTGATTGTTCTATGCTTACTATTTCCTTAAAGGGCTTACACCCTTTATAGTAACATTTTCCATACACCGTATTATTTTTTGAGCAATACTTGATATTCTCGAAAACATTTCCTTTCATTTTTTCCCAGTGTATTTTTTTTGATAACTTTAACGATAATGGCCTAATTTTCGTTTGGAAAACAATAAAGCCTTGTAGATGAGGAGTCCCTGATTCTCCGATTTCTTCTTGAAACATGTATTTCTTGGCACCCTGGAACCGTTTATGGGCCAATAATGAACTAACATCGTTTTCTGTGTAATTGTTAAAAGTAAAACACCATTGTTTTGCTGGAGCAATACGTTTTGGAGAAGGTTTAGTATTACCCTTCTCCTGGCACCATGTGGCACCTTTAGGTGTCACATCTTCCCCACCAACCTGCTGATTCATTTCTTTTTTGCTTTTCACGTTCATCATTTTCTGGAGTATATACATATAGTTAGAAAATTATCTTTAAGTATCGGGAAAATTAATTCATTTAAATTATAATATATCTATAGATTATAACAAAAATGTCAGCATTGGTAGCAGCAGAATCAGCCCTCGCTTCAGCATCCAGAGCACTCGGTGCCGCCGCTTTACGTGGTGGTGCTAATTATGCCGCACGAAGAATACAACGTAGATTTCGTAAACGTCGCAAGGGCATCATGACTCCTCGTTATGCTCGTAAACCCCGACGTGGTAATGGTAAAAAAGCACGTGTTAAAAGAAATCGTTTTAATGCTGCGGCTTTGTCACATTCGGCTTTAGCGAACCATTATAATTACAACTCTTTAGATTACTGTGTAACAGAAAACTTAGGAGGATACAATGTATCTCGTTATAAGATTACAGATGACCCTGGTCATCACTTTGACGATCAATATAGTCTTCACGACAGTATGACTATTCAAAACAATGGAGTAGATACCGCAACCGGTCTACCTCCAGCCTATGCTCCGTCAACCAACGGATTTACGGGTAGTGACGTATCATGGTATACCAATTTAGACTTTACAAAAGGCGTTGGTAAATGGACGTCATCAGCTGTCTCATCACCTGTCATACCAGGTCAGGAACAGTCAAATAACATTAGCAATCAAATCTATGAAATGAGAAAACATTTCAAAGAATGGAGAAAAAGATCCATTAAATTTACATTTAGATGGAGAAATATGATTGATAACTCCCACACACTACAAATACCGGAGGGATTTTACAAGGTAGTTCAACGGACTACTATCACGGACAAACTTGACGCTACAGGCAATGTTCTTCCTGATACTGCTTTAGACTTTGAAGTTACTTCAACGGCTA